CGTACAAATCATGGAGCTGTGGAGCTGATCGCGCCATTTCCAAAACAGCTTGAGCCTGTGCAATGCGCTGGGCTGTTGAGAAAATGTTTGGATCGCTGACTGGTACGATGTCAATGCGATCATCAAAGTCAGAACGATAGATAATATCAGCAGCGCCAGCTTGTGCAAAGCTAAACTCATCAGGCAAATTCTCTGCGTTCAGGTTGGCAAGCAACTTGAACTCTTGCCCTTGTGCGTAATGCAACCGCTTGTGAATTGCGCTAAACGCCTTTGATCCCTGCTCAATCAGAGCAACTGTTGATCCAACTGGAGCGTTTGGGTTCACGTCACCAACATTAAGATCCGCTGTGCTGGCAAAACGCTGCCCAGCTTCAACAATGTAACCTAGTAAACTAAACAGGGAGCTGCTTGGTTCCTTGAATGGCAACGGCATAATTGCCTTGTTTACGTCATCGACTGTACTGTCGAGATCCACAAACTCACCGGGGCTGATTTGCATATCCCCGCCATTGACGCGACCACGCAGCTTAAAGCCACCCTGCATGTTGCTGAATGCAGCACTGTCGAGAAGAGCGCGAAGCGATCCTGTCGCCGCTTTGCCTAAGCCGCCGATCATGTGGTACAACCCAAAGCCGTAAAAGCCTAAACCGGGCAAGAACTTATAGCTCACAAACCAGTCACGACGCTTTTTCATCTCATCGTCTTCTTTCCAGTTGCGGCGAATACTCACCACATTCTGGTTTTCATAGTCGATTGTGATCACATATGGGATGGCAACAGCGTTTTCGTCTGCCTCATCGCTATCCATTTCTTGACCATCGATGCCCTCGAACAAGTCATAGACGTGCATTTCGAGCAGTGTCATTACATCATCTTGGCTGTCATCGCTGTATTCATCGACGCCTTCGATCTCACCGATCACGCTGTCAGCAGGATCTAAAGAATCGCCAATGTATTTTGTCGGCAGGTAGTAACCGTTCTGGACGTAGCGATTGAAGTCGTTCTTTGGCATCCGAATGATGTGCGTATAGCGCGGGGATGTGTAGAGGTCTTTGCTTTCTGGGGCGACCACAAAGTCTTCAGCCTTTACGAACTGGCTGCACTGCCGATCCATGTTAGCGTCCCACCAAACCTTCTTGAAGGTGTGGCCGATCAGCGGGAGGTGAAACAGCATTTGATCCAGATCAGGGAAATACTCAGGCATTTCCTGCGTAATCTGGTAATTCATAAACTCACGCACCCGGCGACCTTGGTCTTCGAGCTGTTCGTCTGGGTCACCAATGATGACTGACTTGACGGGACCGCCTGACGGGTAAAGCTCTGCGATGGCGCGAGCGTTAAACTGGGTTGCGGCTTCTGCAATCATTGGGTGGATGACGATGGACAGGCCGCGAGTTGCGCGTTCATCTTCGCTTTCGTCTAGGCCACCATCTGGATCTAGGGTTTTCAAACCTTGCTTATAGCGGTTTTCCCATTCGGATCTGGCTTCTTTGTCGTTCTCAAAGAACCCGATAAGTTCTTGCGCCTTTCGGAGCAGCTCACGTTCATCGATAACTTCGGCAAGGTTTTGATCAAACTCTGCGTCTTCCATCTCTTCGATCATATCAAGTTCTGGATCACCGATCAGAACATCGCCGTCTGGAAGCTCTTCAACCATGAGATCGTCGGATGGAGCGCCTTCGGCAAACGGGATAATGTTTTCTGGTTCAGCCATAGAGCGTCATCCTTCTTGTTTCTACAAAATCGTCATCTTCAGGATCTTCTGAGTGACCGATAAACCATCCTTTTCGCAACCTCAACCAAGCCTGTGTGCATGTGTCAACGATGTCATCGTTGGGGTGGGCAGGGAAGGCAGCACATATGTCAATTAAATCTTTAGCCCATTTTCGATTGGAAGGGAAGAAAATCCTACCATCTTCCAAAAGTGCGCTTGACGCATGGGCGCGAGCTTCTTTGTCACGGTCTGGACTGTAGGCCAAAACTGGTACGCCTGCCATGCGCAGATCTTGGAGTAGTGATTGACCTGAAGCCTTTTTTTCGATCAGCACTGCGTCTGGCTCCCACTCTTCGTAAGCCTCCTGCGCCAAGCGCCGAAGGTCAGGGTAGCTGACCTTATCCCACCAAGCCTCCAGCACAATTGCGCATGTTGCGCCTCTGTACTGAAAGACGCCCCAAGTTGTACGGGCGCTGAAGCTGGAGCTTTCCTTGGCCTCGAAGGCTGTATCGTATGATTGCAGGACGTATTCGATGTCGGGCAGGTCTTCCTTTTCCCAAGGAACCCACCAGCTTGCCTTCAGGATTCCGCCACCTTTGGGTGATGGGCGCTGCTGTAGCTGGCCTGCGGCTGCGTAGGAGCCAAGGCTGCGCTCCAGCGTTGTGAGCGTCTTGTCATCGATGCGTTCAGGCCAGAGCAGCTCGCCCTCTTTTGTGCGCGGATCTGAGAAGCCCAGCCATGACTTGCTTGGCGTTGGGTGGCCAATTTCGTATCGGGCAGGCAGGCAGAGGTGGTTCCACTCATCGCCTAGCTGGTTGGACAGGATATGCCCGGTCAGGTCTTGCTCATGGACACGCTGCATGATGATGACGAAAGCGCCAGTACGGGGATCGTTGAGCCGGGTCTGCATGGCTTGGTCCCACCACTCCAGAACGCCCTCGCGCACCTTTGAGCTGTCGCTATCTACCACGTTGTGCGGGTCATCGATGCAGATTATGTCACCACCATCACCTGTCAGAGCGCCACCTACGGACGTTGCGATGCGGTAGCCTGTCTTATCGTTCTCGAACCTTTGCTTCTGGTTTTGGTCACCAGTGAGCTGAAATTTATCACCGAAGTGCCTATCGTACCACGGGCTGTCGATCAGACGGCGACACTTGGTGCTGTCCCTGATGGACAGGGAAGAGGCATATGATGCGTACAGGAACTTCTTATGCGGCTGGTGGGTCCAAGTCCAAGCTGGCAGCGCAACGGCCACGCTGATTGATTTCATGTGGCGTGGCGGCACGTTTATGATCAGACGCTTGATGTCGCCTTCGACAACGGCTTGGAGGTGATCGCTGATTGCATCGACGTGCCAGTTGTTTTGAAACTCGACGCCCGGTTCAATCGTCGGCCAAGCTGCTTTCGTAAACTCCCTCAATGATCTGCGGTAACGCTCCGCCTGCACTTGCTCCAGCGTTAGACTGTTCAAAAATTGTTGCAAGTGCGCTGAGTTGTTCATCGCTAATCCTCGTAATATCTATGACATGCTTTTGTTCGACGGTTGTTGCGACTTCTTTTTTATCGACCCAGCCTGCGCGGTTCTTCAAGAAGAAGATCATGGCGGTGTTATCCCGATCAACTGTGGCCTTTTCATAGAGCGCGTTGGTGACTTGCTGTATGCCTTCGGCTTCACCGCTTTTTATAGCGTCCAAGAAATCCACATTTTGTTCCTGAATTTCAAAGAATTTCGAGCGAGATATTCCCAGCGAAGCAGCACATTGCTCTTTGGTTAAGCCCTGCGCCATAAAGCGTCTGGCGTTTTCCAGCACTTCAGGAGTGACCTCGAACTTGGGCCTTCCGACAGGGTTCTTTGACTTTTTCTTTGCCATGTGGTGATCTTTCCAGTTTTACTGCAATGTAAGATAGATCATTTAAAAAAGAAACCCCCACCACAAAGGCGGGGGCAGTTTGGGATGAGGCCATAGGCATGGGCCAAATCGAGCAGTGAGTTTTGGTTATCACATTGCAAGGAATATTACAAACACTGCGAGAACGAGAACTGTGAATGCTGCGCCTGCCATCATTTCTTTTGCCCATCCTTCTGGTTTTTCGCTGTGAATATCTAGGTGGCCTCGCAGATTGATTGAGATCCATTCGCCTTCTCTTGCTGGTGCTTCACCATATTGTGTGTGGACCCAGAGGTGTTTTGATCCTGCACGTTTGGATGTATTTTCTGCAACCCATTCTGGGAAGGTTGCCTTGAAGCCTGTGAACTTCCAAGATTTAACGATCATTTTTTTGCTCCGAACATTTTTTTCATTAGGCTTTTGCCTTTTGGTGTGAGCTTGATGTTTCGTTGGCGCTTATCTTTTGCGTCCATTTCGA